GCATAGCAGATAGAACTTCTTTTCCTTAGTATTATGCATTGTTATTCTTTTTATTTTGTGTCGGACTCAACACGCATAAGAGGGACTTAATATAAAAAAGAAGGACCCAGGTAAGGGCCCTTCTCTTTTAATATTTATGATTAGTTACGCTAACCAATCACTGTTTGCTTCTACCTTGAGAGTATCTTCCGCAGGAGCATCGTCTGGAACTATAAGCTCTGGGTTATACTTCTGCAGTTCTAGCTCTGAGTTATACTCCGCTTTGAACGGACTGTAAGTATCATTAAGCTGCTTGATAAACAGATCTTTACGAAATGGTTTAAGTCTACCAAAGTGCTTAGTATATACTTGCTGGTATTGACCATTCTTAACACCTAGCAAGATGCGTAATTTGTTGTCTTTTATACGTTCTGCAAGTGATTTAATCTCATCAACTTTAGCGTTCATGATATCTTTGTATGTATCAAAATAACATTCTGCATTATTTGAAACATTAGCCCAAGCAAGTACAAAGCTCATCAAAGTATCTTCGCCGTGAAAGGCATGACGTTCTCCATCAGACTTGTACCAATCGTATTCTTCAGAAGGTTTATTCTCACAGTATGTAGTTTTACCAAAATTGTTAATCCACATGTTCTTACCTGTAGTAGATACTTTATCCTCTGGTTTAACTAGAATCTCAAGTCTAGTATTGAACTTTGGCTCCTCACTTTTAAGCCAGAAAACAATCTTATTGAATGTACTCCCATTAATATCTACCCCAACATATTCAGGCTCGTTTTTAAGTGGGATACCTAGCTTTTCGAGTTCAGAAAGTGTTGGGTTTACAGCGATTACACTTACTGCTGCAATTCCAGTATACAAAGGAACTCCTCCTCCAGATACTGATTCTTCTGATGTGTTTGATTGAATAGCCATTAGTCTATAATTTCAAAGTTAGTGTATTCATTTTCTGCTGTATTGTCATCCAGCTTAGAAGCAGTATCATCTATAAGTGTAAAACGAATAGCTTTGTGAGCTCGCTTAGGTCTTTTACCTTTCAAACTTGGGTGTTGAAATAGATGTTTTACTTCCTCAATGCTGAGTGAGTATTTTTCTCGAATAGCTTTTCTATCCAAGCCGTTGTCCAAATCAGAAAGGATTTGAGATACTTTAAACACCTGAGGTGTTTCTACTGTTTCAGTCTCTACGACTGAGTCTACTTTTGCATCAATCATGCTTAGTAATTTTAAATATTTAATTAATCAATAAAAATGTTTTCCCACAATAGCTCCATGTCTTGACCTTTTAGGTGGTCACAGCGAGAGCCCGCTGATATATCTCCTCTAGAATCAAATGATATCATAGTTTTATCATCTACTCTGTAGATATACCCAATAGCATCAGCATTAGCGCAAGTAATATTCCTAATCTTACCTGTAAGATCAAGATCTTTAACTGCAACTTCTTTGCCTTTCTTCTCAATCATCCTATCCTTAAGGTGTCCGACTAAGATTACATGATCAGCTAACTTATTCAAGTTGTCTAACCATTTCTTATAAGCTATTCGTAAGTATAGATAGCCAGCACCTTGAGGTAGAGATAAGACAGAAAGCCCTGTATTTTTAGGGTCAAAGTTCTTACCCATAGGAGTTTGTCTATATATCTTCTTGGCTTCTTGTTCGCACCACACTTCAAGCTGAGTAACTGTATCTACGGCTACATACTTGTATGGACGTTTGCCATTGATAATGGCTTGCCCAACTTCAGCTAGTTGCCCTATATCTTTAACTTTAACTTTTAAGGCATCTATCATGTCAGTGCCTTCTTCAAGATCAAGAATCAAACAGTTCTCTAGTTTAGCTAGTGCTGTTGTTTTCCCAATCTTTGGTGATCCGTAGATAACCATGTTCTTTGGTGATTTCCTAGAAGCTTTTATTTTCTTCTCAGGAAGCATTACTTTTTGGTCGCTCATTAATTGTAAATGTTGATAAATCTGTTTCAAAAGGTATCATCCCAAGTAAACCGTCTCGATTCTTTTCTACATGACATGCAAGTAGTTTAACTGGGTCTTCTCCGCAATAGTTATCTGTAATCCCGTATAAATCGTATGGACGCTGTAGCATCATTACTACGTGCGCGTCTTGACCAATAGAGTCACCCCCGAAAAGGTCAGTAAGCAATGGTTGATATTGCTGCTTAGCTCTGTACTCTTGTTCAATGTTACGATTTAGCTGTGATAACAGAATAGTTATAGTCTGCATTTTAGACTGCACCCACATACACCCTTTAGAGAGAGTATTTAGTTTCTGTAATTCTGTTTCTTCTTTACCCTTCACTAGTCGTGAGTGGTCAATAAGATTAATTACAGTCTTTGTAGGATGTCTAAGAAATAGCTCTTCATTAATAGCTATTACTTGTTCCATAGTCTGAGGTATACTACAGAAATAGAGAGGGTAATTTTTGTATTTGTCTACACTCTGTTCGAATCGTTTTAAGTCTTGTTCAGTCAACACGCTGTTAACTGACAATAACTCAAACGTCTGAAGCTTAGTGTCTTTACTACCTGCTCTAAGTATCTGCTGTTCCCCAGGCATCTCAAAGCTCCAATAGATAACTAAGAGATCATCTAGTTTAGATTCTGAGTTAGCATCAAGTACATCAAATATTAATTGATTTGAAAATGCACTTTTCCCAACACCAGGTCTACCAGCAATAACATACATTTTACCAGGTTGTAATCCCCCCATAAGGTTCTTATTGAGTCTCCCCCATTTAGTAGGGTATACTCTCCTCTTCCCATTCATGGCATCGCGTACATCTTGTATAGATTTCTCTACGCTTTTAGATATATGCTGAAGCCTAGGCCTAGAGTTGCCTGGTAATCCTTGATTTGGTTTTGGTGTTTGGTTCATCTAACGATTGATATTTTTCCCACGTACGTTGATTAATCCATGTAGATAGCATTTGCATATATCCCATGTTATCTCCGTCCGCATGAATACTTAATTCTCTTTTAAGGCACTCAATGACTTCTTTGTGTTTCCCAACATCTCCATTGAGGTATGTACGATACTTCTTTTTAGCTTGTTTATTAGCTAATGCTTGAGGGTCTTTAGCTCTAAGAACTCTAACCCCTCTTCCTTTAGATACTGACACTTTTAGAGGAAAATAGGAGAGAAGTTCGCTCCACATCTGATCAAAAGGTGTTGAGTTATGTAGAAATAACTCTCCTCTGATTACATGGGATTGAACATCCTCTCCTATTTTGAGCAAGTCTTTGGTTTGCAAGCTCTCTAAATCAACATCAAGGCTTAACTGTGTAAGAATATCATACTCCTTAGTGTTTATCAAGTATAAATATAAGTAATCGTTAGCAGATATCCCAAATTTTTTTAGAACTTCTGTTGATACTTGTATTATCATAATAAATTATGTTATAAATATATTACATCCATTTGATATTATTTAATGGTTTAATTGAATTGTTTAGCCACTTCTCTTCCTGAGATCCTTTTACATATAGTATGTAAACCTTCCCAACTTTGTCTTTATTAAGACGTAATAATCTCCCAACTCTCTGCACCATAGGAAGAGCTTTACTGGTTAGCCCAGCTATAATACCCACGCTAGCATCTTGAACATTAAAACCTTGGTTAAGAGCTTTTGCTGAACAAAGAACCTTGTTCTTATTACTCTTAAAATCCTCTAAGATTTGTTCTCTTTGTTTCTTTGACTTCTTAGAGTGATAACTGAGACCTTTAAGTTCTTCTGCCATAGTATCAGTAAATGCAGTAGTTCCTGAAAATATAAGTACCTTGTCGTTAGTGTGCTTTTCCAGCAGCTCTTTAGACTTTGATATCTTACTTGTAGCATGGTTAACAACAGTTGCTCTATCTCTTATAGCTTTGTAAAACATCTTTGCGGCACCAGCATCTCCAGCAATCTTCTTATCTAGAATAAGCTTAGCTTGAGTAAAAGCATCAAACTGCCCAAGTTTATACTTGCTTTGAACAAATAGGTTATTAGCTTTTTTGTAAGCTTTCTGTTCTTCCTCTGTTAAAGATACAGGGATGCAAATAATTTCATAGTCTGCAACTAATCCTAATTTTACACATTCATCAAGAGTAATCTTGTACCGTGTAGGGGCTAGATTAGTTAGATATGCTCTATACTCATCTTCTTCAGGAGTAGTAGCTGTCATACATAAGAGCCTATCGTACGTATTATTCTCAAAAAACCTACGATACTTTGGGCTTATGCCTAAGTGTATCTCATCACACACAACAATAGCATAATGCATAGCTTCTAGCTTGTAAGCTGATTGATAACAGATAATATCTGTGTGTTCTAAAACATCTTCTGCATCCCACTTCTTAAATTCTTCTGCAAATTGATCTTGCAGCTGAGTAGTAGGGACAAGGACTAGAGCTCTTTCTCCAGGTTGTAGTAGCTTTTTAACAGCTAATACACCACATCTAGATTTACCAAACCCAGTCCCAGCTATAATTGAGCCTATGTATCCATGCTTAGCCCAACTATTTAAAGCTTTCTTCTGCTCCTTGTCTTTTACCTCATTTTTATGTACGGTCATCTGAGTAGTCTTCGTATACGTCGTCATAGGAATGATTTTCTTCATATTCTAATATGCTCTCTTCTATCCTTCTTCGAACATCCTTCTTAAGTAAAAGAGAGATATCCACTTTTGAAGCATCAGTATCTATATACACTTTATGCATATAAAGTGAAAATCCCTCTGGGGGATATTCATATGTAGCTTGTTCTCCAGGATCAAATGTGTACTCTATTACCAAGTCTATCTCTTCTTCTGTGTAATAATGATCTTTCATGTCTTTAATTTTTCTCATTTTAAATCAGTTAGTATTATGTTTTGATTTCTAATTAAGCTGAGTTTATCAGCTACCCTCTTGACCTTATTTGCTTTCTTAACTATATCTGCAGTATCTAGAAGCTCTTTGCACATCTGATAGCGCTCCTTAAACGCAGGATAAGTTTTAATAAGATTCTCTGCTTGATTATAAGAGTTAAGAGCAGTGGAGTGATCTCTACCTCCCATATGTTGCCCAATAATTCTAAGGGGTTCTTCCGTTCTATCTCTACTCAGCTTTGCGAATGCGTGCCTAGCTATAGAGTATTCATGTTTGCGAGACCTACTTATAATATCATCTTTGTCAACCTCAAAAACAATACAGCAGCAGTCTAGTATCCCAGTAAGATCTGCTCTGCTGCTTGTAAACTTGTTAAGTGCTAAAAGACGATATCTGTAATCTAAGCCTGCATATATTACAGGATTCATTTTTCAGTGTGTGCTCGTAGTTCCTTAATTCTTTTTTTAATAGACAGAACTGAATCCCAGACTGCGTCTATTAGCATAATAATCATAGCCAGAGCTAAAAAGCATATTATCACTAATGCTATTTTTTCTAATAAAATCATAATTAATTGTGTTTAGTTGTGAATTGTACTCCCGATAGGAATCGAACCTATGACCTACTGCTTAGAAGGCAGTTGCTCTATCCAACTGAGCTACGGGAGCAAGACAAGAAGAATGAGCACATCTGCTTGAGTACTCATTCTTCTCTGTACATTGTATTTTTGCACCTACATAGTAGTAAAAAGGCGGTCTGTTTTATTTGCATCTAATCCCTAATACAGACAATTAGGATTAGCCCTCAGCAGAATGTACTCTCTCTGGGACTCGAACCCAGGACCCTCTCATTAAAAGTGAGATGCTCTAACCAGCTGAGCTAAGAAAGCTTAATATCTCACAGGTTTCGGTGACCTGTTACTCTTTGGCAGTCATAAATGACGAGATAAGTGCGCCTACTAGGACTTGAACCTAGGACCTGCCGATTATGAGTCGGATGCTCTAACCAACTGAGCTATAAGCGCATATTTATCCTATAAATTTATACTCTTTTCAGGATCTCTTCTATCAGAAATAGGTACTTTTTTATACCTAATTATTTTCATATGATCACACCACTCATCATATGATAACTTCTCTGTAGGATATGCAGTTGATTGTACTTTTACTTTAGTCATGTTTCTATCTTTTTAGTTTTAGATTGAAGTACATATTTATTCTCATGCTTAGGAGCAGAAACTGATCCCCACTCTATAGATGCTGCACTAGCCTCATAAAGAATGTCTTCAGCTTCGTCTGTGAGAGTGTACGTGTATTCCCCATCCACAATCTTAGATACAATACTAAGCATCCGTGGAATGAGTGTTATTTGTTTTGCAAACAAGGAAGTCTGTGCCATCTTATGTCGTACTGTCCCATACAGCTTGCAAACATTATGATTTCCTTGTTTAATTAGGACATTGTATACCGAATAAGAATTTTTAGAAGACTTGTGTACAGTTAAGTTTTCACACACACTCAATACTGAGTGTCTTTGAATCTTTGCATTAAGAGTCTTTATTTCATTCTGTTTATCTTCAATATCTTTTGTTAAAGTATATACTTTCCTGTTTAGCTCATGTAGTGAGAGCTCTTTAGATTCTATTTTTCCCATGTTTTTGAAATATTAGTGTCAGCCTTGAGCAATTTATTGGGGATGATTACGTTAGCAGCCTTCTCCATTAGCTCTGTCATTTTTTCTTTCCACTCTTCTGCAATTTCTTGCTTACATATAGTATCAATCTGATCATGTACAGTCATGACTATCTTAACTGTGTCACTGTAGTTTTTCTCTATCTCATTGTAGATATAATACAGTGCAAGCTTAGTCATATCAGCACTTGAACCTTGAATTGGGGTATTCTTTGAAGCTCTCTCAATACTCCCAAGCTCCATGAAGTTATCTCGGTTATTGTACATCTTAGCAGTCCACTTTTCAAACCATCTAACCCTGTTAAATGGGGGGAAAGTGCGTATACTTCCTGTACGTTTACCCTTCTCCCCAAGACTATTAAGAAAGCTCTCGATAGAGGGGAATGCCATAAAGTATTTCTTTATAAGGTCTTTAGCCTCTTGTAAAGAAATTTGTAACGTATCACTAAGTTTATTTGGTCCCATTCCATATGCTAATCCAAAATTAATTGTCTTAACTTTAGTCCTCAGCTCCTTATGTTTAGGGCAACTACATTTCTGCTTATGACTGATATAAACACAACCGCTCTCAGCGTTATCTATCCATTCATTTTGAAATACAAGTTCCGCGCAAACAGAGTGCAGATCTTCGCCGTTTTCAAGTGCTCGTAAAAACACAGGATCACTTGACCCATAAGCAATAACATTCAGCTCTTGGCTTGAATAGTCAGAGCTAACGAATACCCAGCCTTCAGGAGCATAGAAACAATTCCTAAATGTATTATCACTTGGGATTTGTTGCATGTTTGGGGATGAGGAGCTGACTCTCCCAGTATCTAGAATCTGCTGAAAGTTTGTGTGAACTTTGTTATCAGAGTTTACATACTTAAAGAACTTACTCCCATATGCATTAGATAGTTTAGTTAGTTCTTTGTACCTAATGTATTCCTTTATTATTGGGAACTTATACTTATGCTTATATAGATTCTTCCCGTTTACATCTTCAAGTTTAGGGATAAGAGTTTGAAATACCTCTAACACTTGCTTAGGGGAACTCCAATTAATATTAGTTTTCCTAAATGTTGGGGCAAACAAATCCTGCTGCACAGGTTGAATGAATTGTTTGAGCTTACTGTTTTCAGCTACACTACTATCCAATGTTATTTGCATGTCTTCAGCTAACTTTTGATTTTTGTTAGCCATCTCCACCCACTTATCCTTATTTATATTTAGTCCTTCGTATTCAATTTCTGAAAAGACTCTAACAACTCTGTTCTCCAAGTCGGACACTTGAACCAATTTGTGTAGATCAAGTAACGGTATTTGTTTCTCTCTAATCTGTATGAGAAATGTAACGTCTTTAGCCCCATAAACAATTTGATTGTGCGTGTAGGGGAGACCTTGCAAGTTGATGAACTTGTTCCTTTCCTCTTTGTCCAAATCGACATTGAGGTAACGTTTACAGACTTTTGCAAGTGAGAAACCGTAATCTTGTTTCCCACAATGTAGAACCTTCTCCGTGAGAAAGGTGTCGTAAATGTTTTTGCAACATATATTTCCCCAGCGTTTAATAAATTTGTAATCGAACTTTGCATTATGAAAGATTTTAATTATGTCCTCTGACTCGAGTATTTCTCGAAGAGGTTCAATTGACACACATCTTGTATCAATTACGAACTGTTGTTCGTTGTCCCCTATCTGAAACATAATCATCTTCTTACAAGTAAAGTCAAAGCCTTCAGTTTCAGTGTCTACTCCGAGTACTGTTTTGCTTTTACAATATTGAACAGCATCGTCTATCGTTGATAGTTTAATCCTGTTCGATTGTATGCTCGTCTGGTTCGAGATGTAATGTATCATTTAGGTTGTATTGTTTTTTTCTCTCTATAGTGATCAGTTTAACCATAGCTTTTGCCTGTTCGATTGTGAGAAATTCACCTTCAAAAATACAATACCTAAGTTTTTCGGATTCAGCTTTAGAGATTACCTTTTTAATTCTTCTTACAGAGTTTGATTCCTGTGCAAGTAAGAAAACCATTTTCATTTTACCCATATTGTTGTGAATCTATAGGATTAAAAGAATGAGAGGCGTCCCTCTCATTCGTGTCCAAATCAATCATAAGTATAATACGTCTATCATACCTTTTCGCTAACGCTTATGAAGTAAGCTCTCCTGTCTCGATGTCTACGTTGGCATAAATACCAGACAAAGATTCAGAAGCTACCTCGTCAGCTTCCAAGAACGTGTGCTTTGGTTCCCCCAAAACTACATCTGTGTTAGAGAAGATGTATTGTCCTTTGTGAGTAATGAACTCACCCTCAGCCCCAGCTCGTTTAGCTGCGCGATCAAGGTTATCTGACTGCCAAGGTTTAGGAACAGTAGTCTCAGAGACTTGAATTCTCATTCGCTTCCCATCAAGTGTTGGGTTGAGAATGTTCAAGGGGAAAATCTCCTGAACTTTGTCGTTAACTGTTACGACCTCGTAGTTAGCATTAACCAAGTCTACATTCAAGAGCTCCGATGCGTCAGAAGGCTCTGAAGTCATCCAATAGCGTCTTGCTCCACCTGTTTGTGAAAAGCGGTTATCTGATTTATTGAATACGCTCAATAAACTTTGAGGCCGCTCCTCACTTGCAAGTTTTTCTGCAAACTCGATTTGAACTTTGTTGCCCTTAACCTTACGCGCTTGGACAATTAGCGTTTCTCCTGGAATTAAGGCTTCCAGACTGCCTGTGTTTAATGTATTTTCCATGATATTTTATGTTGGAAAAAAATGTAAATAAATGTTGAGAACACTTTAAAATAGGAGGTTCTCTTAACCCTATGCTTTAGTCTACTACTGATACTTCGTATTGCTCAAACACAAATTGCTTGATACTTAATACAGTAGTAGGAATTTCTGTACTGATTGAAGGGTACTCGGCTACAATCAATGTCTTGTAGTTATTCTCAAGTAAGATGTTGCTATCTATTATGTACTTAAGAATGCAGTCAGGAGTTCTTGACCCAAAGATTGACATTCCTGTGTCAGCGTCTTCTATAGAATAGACTTTACGGTCTAATAGAATGTTATTCATTTCTGCCAGAGATGGTTTGTAATTACTTAGTTGTAAGCTGGGCATGAGGAATAAGTTTTAGTTGTGTGTGTAGAGGAGGAACAAGATGACGTAGACATGAGTATGATAACAATTAATGCTACAGCGATTGCACTGAGTAATGCTCTTATCGCGTCTTTTTGATAGTCTTTCATATGGAGGAGTAAGTTTTAGTTGTGTAACGCGCGAAGCAAGGGTCGTCACCCAAACTTCTTCCAGTTTCAATGAGTACTGGTGGACTCAGTCTGTCGCAACATTACTGTTACCGTACTTATTCTACACGTTATAGATAAGCAAGTTTACCTAGGACATGAATCCCTAGGCAGTTTGTTACAATGATAACACAGCTATCAAATCAGATTTCGTGCAGCTCTCGAGAGCATACACAGAGGAAAGTAAGATTGTAGCCTTACTCTAGCACAAACCTTTTAGCGGTTTGCTGACTGTCTTATGACCTAGCCTCTGATTCTTGCGTGTACTTAACTGACTCTCTCGAGCCATGCTGTGTTATCAATGAGTAAGAATGATTAGCACTCCGGATTTTCGTCTGGAATGTAATCACCTTCAAGTGGTTCTTGTTTCTTTGGGGTATACTGTTTCCATTTAGTTCCATCCCATTTTAAGTATCCATAGTCACAATCCCATGCAGTATCTCCTACAACGTTGTTGCTTGTGTAATTCATAACGTATTGTCCGTTATATCTGAATTCTGGTTTTCGTTCGTCTTTGTTAGTCATGTGTGATACTATTATATGTTACGATAAGCAACGAGTGTGAGAAAGGGGGAAAAAGGGGAGGAGAGATGTAGCTCTCACTCTTGAACGTCGAGATGAATTGTGTTACGACTGTCGATGCGTAGTAAGGGTCTATGATGAAACAACTGTCTTTGAAGAAAGGAAAAGAAAAAAGAGAGAGGCACCGAAGTGCCCCTCAAAGAGCTTATAGCTCTATAGTTTCTAAGTCCTCGTACTCGTTGACAGTAGCGATGTACATGCCGTCATCAGTCTTGAGGACGTTAAAGTCTCGCAGCTCCCCATTCTGAGATTTCTTCCCAATAGGATAGTGCTTTCGACCCTCAATGCCCTCCTTGTAGATAACAGAGATGAACTTTCCGTTAGGGCCTGCGACAATAGTAGCCGTCTTTGCTCCTGCTTCGCGCAGGAAATCGATAAATTTGTCCATGATTGATTTGGATTAAGCAGAGGGGGTAGTCCCAATGCCGATGTATAGTAGGGGTCTGTGATGAAGTAGGAACCTACACTCACAAATTGCCCATTTTTTAAAATTTTTTCCCCCTAAAATTTTTTTCTAGGTTTACCCCTCACTATATTTGAAAGTTCAAGTAAAAAAAATGAGCAAGAATACGGACGAGTTTAATGTTGACTTTTTAGATCAAGAAAGACTTAAAAGACAAGAAGAAAAAATAAAGTCCGGAGAAATTACATGCAACGTGGATTCACCAGAAGCATGTGAGAACTGCGGAAGTTAACAGCCTAGAATAATCTAGATCACCCCTGAGGGATAGAAGTAGGGGGTCAGAAGTCGGGTTAATAACTGCAGCCTTGAGAGCAATCAATAATAGGTAAACATAGCGGTGAAGTTGTCCCCGATAGCTGTAAAAATTGCAACGCTATAAAACCCAGGTCTTGGATAAAGGTAATAAGTAAATCCCCAAGACATAAGGCTCAATACGGTGGGTAGAAGTGCGTTAGTTTAACAATTCTCAAAGGGGGATAATTATGTTCTTTAGGTAACGAAAGAGCTATAGTTATAAACCCAGTCCTTAAAATGCACCTTAACTATAATATCTTATTCAGAATATTAGTACTTTAGTTATATTTGCTCATTACTAAGGAATAGACAATATGCTAGGTTTAGGTTTATCAATAACGTCCCCTCTAAGAATACTAACTGTGCCTGAAGGAGGGGGACCTCCTGAACCTGCAGGGGCGTTTATCCAATTCGATATTGGGAGCCCTGGACCTAGTACAAACTTTGCTGAGTCCCCAGTCTTAACAGAAACCTTTTACACAAAAACAGTTGATTTAGGTGGGGGTAAACATAGAATACATACCTACGAGCTCTTTATCCCTAACCTAGAAAACATAGCTGGCCTCCCACTTGCATCATTTGCACCTAGACTTTTAGGAGAGTATTTTACAGCAGCAAATACTTTAGACGGGATAGTGTATACAGATCCTGACATGGAGACAGTTTCTAACTTCTCTATAGTATCAGATGACGAGCCAATACTGGATGGGGATGAAGGACAAACAGTATTTAAGGAGTTTATGCGGTATCTATACACTGATCAAGAAACCCCAACTGGGCAGAACTACCTTGGAAGAGACTTCCTTTTTGGATCAACAAATGGTATATCTACTACAAATTGTTTTAATGGGTACACCGGAGAAGGAGAGGACCTAGTAGTAAAATTTCATTTGAATGCATTTAACGAAGTATACTTAAATTCTATAGTAGCCGTAGCCTACCCTGAGTTTGATTCTTATATAGACTTTTTAAATTCAAATGAATACCCAGGATCTGGTATCTTTAGTTTTCAGGGTGAAGGACCGGTGCTCACCCAAGCTTTAGGTATAATGTTTCGAGTAAATACAGTAACTGTAACTGAAACTGACAGTCAACCCGCGCTTGTACAGCTCCCCCCGTTTGGGGTTGCCCCAACAGCTCCTTCATTACTTTCAGGAACCCCAGAACTAGTAGCGGGAGCCATTGGGTTTACATCAGAAACTGAACTTATATTAGGGGGAGTTCCAAATACTGTAAATGGGGTATATCAACTCAACTTTACTATGGAAGAAAGTTATTTTGAAGTAAATGGGGTTGCGGTATCTGGGACAGACTTATACCCGCTGGGGATGCACGATGATGGAACCACCCCAATCACCACATTTCACACAAACCTTTCGCTTGGCTATGCAGATACAAATAATATTACAACTGTAATAGCTGCAACCATAGTTTTTACGAATGCTGGTTCATCTACAACAATAATTGGATCAAATAAAATTAAAAACTTTGTGTACACTGGAGCAATGCAGATACAAGAGGAAGACTTTCCAGCATTGTATGCATCAACAGAGAATGGGGCTATAGTGTACCCTGCGTTTATCTTAGAAATAAGTAATATGGTACCTGAATCAAACACGTATACTGTTTCAGATACAGTTGTAATCCCATACGAAGACACACTAAATTTACCTCTTATTGGGGTAACTGTAAACGACCTTTTGGAGTGGTTGATTGGTGACACAGGTGACCCAGGCACATCTTTATCTCTTCTCCCAGCTACAGATCCTACATACAACGCAACACCCCCAGCAACTAATCCTACAATTACTCAGTATTCTAGTACTCTACCTCTTAAGGGGGCACACGTAGACTTTAGCGCTGGGGTAGCTGATTTAGCTACAGCGTATGCCACATCAGGAACTGACTTTACATTCATTGCTATAGGGATAAACAAAAACGTAGCTAACTCTACAGAACAGTTTATAGTAAATAGGAAAACAACCACTGAGGGTCTAGGTATTAAATCAGATGCTACATACATAAAACTCAAGAACGCATCAATCCCAACAAATACAACCCCAGGAGGGTCTCCTGCACAAGACTACCAAGATTTTACCCCATTCTTCTTATACTTAGAAAAAAATTCAACAGTAATATCTGAATACAACGAATTTAACGAGGAGGTAAAAAGATATTCAGCAGGAGCAAACGATATTCTTGAACTCGATAGAATCACAGATAACTTTACAGGTAGCCTAAGTTATATTGCTGTAAAAGACAACACACTTTCAAACACACAAAGGGCTAAGTTTATAGAAAGCTTGAGAACTAAATATTTAGACCTAAACGTTATCAATAGACATGGATAAAGGATTATTAGAAAAGTTTTCAGGGGCTGCTGCAGCCTATTCAGTAAGACTACTAAATAGAAACTACACAGGTCCTTTATTAAAGGTACGGAGAGTAGACCCTGCCACATCTCAAGACAACGGGGAGATATTTGTATTTGCAGACACCACTGGATGGATTAGCCTAGACTCTAAGGTAATTGACCCTTCTCACGCATCAGCAGCTACAACACTTGGGGGATTTGTAAATGCTCTTGGATACACAGACGGGGATAAAGCAACAATTGGGACTAATAGACAAAACGCCTATGTCTCAATATGGAAAGATCAATCTGGGAATGCAAATGATGCATCTCAAAGTGTTGCTGGGAACCAACCTCAAATCGTTTCAGGCGGTGTGGTAATAGTGGAGAACGGGAAGCCTGCGGTAGACAATCAAGGAGGAACACAAGAGCTTCAGTTGACTTCATCCCTTACGGGAATGGAAACAATTATTGCGGTAGCCAAACAGGACAACGGAGCAACAAACGGTTATTTGATTGGCGCGAGTGCAGACTATTCACTACGGTCTCAAGGTGGTTGGCGACCCATCACGGGCAGCCCTGCTGCAAACGTTAATGATTTTTATTTTAATGGAAGTATTTACATTGATGGCGTTTCAGTGACTTCTAATCTGACGACTTCAAATCAAATTCTTATTGCCGCAAATAGCGCAACGGGTGGTTATAACTACGCTCTTGAATTTATAGGAGGCACTTATCCAAGTAGGCATTGGGACGGACCAATTCAGGAACTAATTATTTTTAGCAGCGAACAAAGCACTTCAAACCGCGCAGGAATTGAGAAAAATATAAACGAGGCATTTAACATATACTCTGTAGCATTAGAACCTACTGAGATAAGCTTTTTAGGAAAATACCCTGACGCAGCTGCAGCATACTCTACTAGAAACTTAACAGGAAGAGATAAACAGCCTATACTTA